GTTGTTGAAAATAAAATAGGAAAATTGTTTTGTTTGTTGCAGTAAAAATCGACATACTCCATCATGCTTTCATAATCTGGATGCAAAAAAAGCCTCTCTTTGGAAATTTAACAACTTGATGCGCGTTAATTCATCGTTAAGTCTTTCATCCTTAACAAAATTTAACGTTGCTTGCATCGTTGTTTTGTCCAAGGGGGCCACGATGCGTCCAAGCTTAGTGTGCATGCTAAATCCTCGTTTGAGAAATGTACACTCCGAAACAGGTTTTAGCTTATTGGTATCATTCCACTCAGTTTTGTCCGCGGGTGTGAAATCTAATCCCACCTGCTTAATAACCGATTGGAATGTTTGGCCATTAAACCACTCCGAAATTTCAGGATCCACCGCAGCAACCAAATCGTCTCCGTATTTGACGCTAACGACTTCATTAAAATAGTCATCAGGAGAAGGCTTCTTTCGATGTCTCCGCGCCAAAACAAAATAACAATATGAGATATAACCTTCATTAATTCCTGAATTGAACTCTGCTGTTACTCCCACACCAGAAGGCATAGAATGGGTGGTAAAATATACCTCATTCGCCGTTATAGTGGGTGTGCTACAAACCGTATTCAACAAAAATGTAAAGATCTTGTTCAAAGGCTCTACTGCATAATTTTCCATAATACATTCATTCCACAAATCTTGTATTAACCGAACCATATTCTTGTCGAAAAATCTATAATCTCCATCAAATGCTGTTTTTGGGAATCTACACAACCGGCGATACAGTTCTCCCCACTCCTCACTAAAAGGATTGGTTCCAACTGCTACTCCGGTCGCATTTCGTCTCTCATGCAAAAACTCCAACAATGCTCCAAAATATTTACGGATCAACCATGTGTGCAACACGGTCGACATCTTAAAAATTCGGGGCTTGTTCTCCTTTCCAACATTTCGTAACTCGTCTTTCAATTGTTCCTGGAAAAACATACAAGGTTTTCCATCCTTGTCATTTAAAACGTATTCACCTTCCAATATGCGTCTCTCTGTATCTTTAATGAGAGCAGCAAACTCCGGTTTTGGTTTTAAATTAACAAAATCGATGTAATCTTCCTTGTCAGGTGAAAATCCATGACCACAACTCGTCTTCTTATCCATAGAGCCCAACAACTCAGTACCGTTTATTATTTCGACATCCGTAAGAACGCGAAACTTAGCCCCCACAACTAATCGAGACATACACTTCTTTGCAAAAGCGGCAGCCTCAAGATCAGGAGTAGCGGCTATCTTAACCGATTCTTGCATTGTTTGCTTAAGATATTCCTCACCTACTTTAAGATTCGCAGGCACGCGATCCTTAGGAAATATACCATTAATAGCGGAAGGGGTAAACTTTGATTTAGACATAGGGGGGCAATAAAATTTCTGATCTATAGGGGCGAGTGAGCCCTCCAAGCGAGATTCCTGTTTGAGCTTAACGAAAAACTCATCGGGAGCCTTTGCTAGATTATAGATAGCATCTCTCACTTCCCTTCTAAAGATCTTACAAACTCCTTTATTTGCACCAGAAAACCGCGAGTCCGACACATAAGCCACGTGATGGCCCCATAAAAATCCGTCTCCGGAAAATATAGGAGCACCACACAGACCATCTGCACCGTACTCATATGAAACTGACTCTCCTTCGGGAATTAAACCTAGGCCTTCAGGAAATCCAAATCTTTTATATTCCACAGCACAATCCAACCTGGTCAAAGTGGCATCATCCAATTTAATCTGAGTCGATGGGGTCAACAAATAAACGTCTTTATTCTTAGGATCACCAACTAATTTTCTTGAAGGAAAATAAGAGGGTTGTCCTTCTGGCAAACGCAAAACTGCCACATCATCTCTCAAATCAAAATAAATAATCTTACACTTCAACTTATCATAATGCACTAGGTTTGGGCGTTTATAAGCTGTTAACACGCACCAATCATCAGTGGCACCACAAACGGCATGGTAAGGTATAACTATATGTCTGTTATACGTCTGTCCTAAACAAGTATTTTCAACCTGCTTTCCTGTGTACGAATTTATAGAACTTACTTTAATCCCAACAACTGCATCAGCTAGACCAACCAAATTCTGTATAGGATCCCTATCCGTGAACTTGAAAATTTCTTCCAAGCTCTCGGGTATGGCCTCCAACACTGAAAACTTGGACTGTCTATCCGAACGGTAATACTTGGTAGTCATCTTCTTGGCAAAGTCCGCCGAATCTTGTGGCTTACTCTCCATAAAACATGATACCAAATACGTAGTTGCTGAAATCAGACACAAAACACATCCATACAAAAACAATTGAGAATCGAGGGCATTAGCAGTCTGGCTTGTTATCAAACCTAACATATATGCCATCTCAACTCCAAACGACACTAGAAAGCCACTTAAGCCCAGTTTTAACCAGACTTGTGCGGCATCTCGCATTGTTTCTTTGAGTCCATTTTGCGGAATACCTTTCAGAACCAATTTGCGCGAATTTCTAAGCGCATACTGGATCTTCCTAGCATTCAGCAGATCATATATCCAAGCATCGATATTTTCGCAAATCCGATCAGGGGGAAGATCAACTCCACCCTCCGTATTCAAATTCAAATCCAAAACACGAACCGTTTCATATACATTATTACGCAAATCATACTTCTTTAATTCTATCTCACCATAGTAGGCTCCATATTCAAACCTACAACGGGAGAAATCAACTAAAAACAAACGTCTATGTAAAGCTGTCAAATCAGATATTCCACAATCAGGAGTTAACGTTAAATTTATATTATTAGTAGTCATCAACATCAACTTGCTCGTAAAATATTTGGTTCCCTTCAGATCAGCTGCTGCGCAGTTGAGAGGGTAAGCAATAGTCGATACCATATTTATGATATCGCTCCACTGCGACACTCCCTTCTGCCCAACATCATCCATCACGAAAATGTCTTCATTGTCATACTGGTCATAAAACTCTTTATCAGATCCGGGGCTAGCATGCTTGTACAAAGGCTCATTATAACTTTCAACCATCCGTGCTAAAAGTGTTGATTTTCCTGTACCTGGAGGTCCAACAAAAACAACACAGATAGGTTCGACTCTCGTCGATTCCTTCTTGTACATGTATTTGATTTTGATTTTCTTCATCTTAACATTGGCATCAGAAAAGTGTGGGGGAAAGTCTCTATTAGCATCTGTCATCTCTTTTTGCACTTCTGCATATCTAGGTAACAAATCTTCTATCTGACTACACAAATGACTCGTGAAGTTCCAGCGGGACTTAACAGCTTGGTCGTAAACATTATAAATCGCCTGCTTAAGACGCGACAATTTGCCAAAGGGACAATACAACGTAACCAACGAAAGTGCTTCCACAACGGGTCCTTTCAAACCCATATACGTACACAGCTTCATTGGTATCTCAATTATCATATTTACCGCATTTGGAAGCCACATAGTGTCTTCCAAAAGCTTAAAAGATGACATTGATTGAAAATCTCTAAGGGTCTCAAAGACCACCTTCGGCAAAGCCATCTTGGCGAACATCATTGTAATAACTGTCTCAAAACCAGACAAATTACTTTGAGCTTGAGCTCTAATAGGTTCCTGAGGAGGAACATATCCAAACTCATGCTTAAGCAACTTGTAAAATTCTAAGGCAAATATTGCTGCTCGTCTGTAAAAAGTCAAACTAAAAAAATGTTGAGGTGTGTGACCTGAAACTAAAATCATAGGCAAATCCAAAACGCACAAAATAAAATCTAATAAACTACTGGAAAAAGTAATGGTGTCAATAAAATTTGCGGGGAAATATTCCAAAACACTAGTAAACATCTCAAAAATTGCTGTAGTAGCAGAAGCTCCTGCGTTAATCACTCCAAGTGTGGCTCGTTTAGCCATATTGTATGGAGTGCACGCCGAGAGCATTGATGTTACTGCTCCTAGCATGGCGCGCACTGATTGAACAATTCCGCGCATAACAGCATTCGAAACGTTTTTAAACTTTTCAAAATATTGATTCAAATGTACCTTAAGTGTTGAAAGGAACGAGTTTACGCTCACTCCTTCCACACCTATATTATAATCACCACCGGTAAATGTGTGGTAAAGAGATCCTTGGTCCGGGATCAATGGCTCCTCATTGCGCCGAGGAGTGGCGCGCTCAAAACTAGAGCTCGTTTGCTCAATTGGACTAGAGCTAGTCATTCTTTGATTCGTATCCATGTTAAACATTGAAATTTATAAGGGAAAACTTTAAAATCAATTGGCAACAGGTAAACATAAAACATAAAACATAAAATAAAACAAATAAGAAAAGGAACTTTAACGGTGTTTCGGTTCGGGCTAAACCCTCCCACGAAACGAGCATTGCACCAATTAGCTCTATAATATAGTTAATGAATTATACAACACAGAAGGGGTAGAATAATTAGTACCATAATAATTAAATTTGGCAGTATCAACTAAATAAAAAGATGGAACTATACGCGGTACGTCATAAAGAGTCGCAAATCTAGTCTCGTCACCGAAACTGACAAACATAGACAAGTCGGAAAACAAGTCAGTCTCTTCAGTGTACTGCGTTCTAGCAAACATATAAATAAATAATCTACCTAGGTCCGATGCCGTGGAGTCAGTCGTGTAACCAATCCCACCATGTCGAACCAACAAAGATTCATAAATTGAAGAAAATGGAATTTCGAATTCTAAAAATCGAGAAGTAGCCGTTCCGCTCACCGAAACAGGTAAACGGAAAGGTTGAAAATTTTGAGGAAAAACAGTAGTACCAAACGGATTCAAAGGGGCATTCCCAGGTACAGGCAGAAAATTAATAAAATCTTGTGCCTGCGCTGAGGCGCCAGCGGTAAACGTGCCCAATAAGGGGGGTTCGTATAAGACATGCAAAATATTATTCTGCATGTCATACGCACCCTCATCATAAAGCATCGAACCTTGGGGCGCATATATTTTAAATATTAAAGGACCTCGAAACTGCC